GACCAACCGCCAATCCACTTCGGTGATTAAAGCTGACGCTGGTATAAGGCTGATAGCACATTGACAAACCGTCCTGATTGCCCTGTAAGCCGTGTATTTCCAAAAGTTCCTATCCATGTTAAGACCCCATCAAATCATTTCTAATATATAGTATTGGTATGTTGAAACCTTGCGTGACGGATGAAGACCCAATGTTCCGTACAAGGCCGACAAACCTGTCACCATAGGTTTCATAGTTTAGTGCTATCTGAAGCACCAATGCACCACCGCCTGATTCAGGTGTACCCTGAAGCACCGCAATAGGTGTATAACCTGTGACGGCGGTTGGATGCCAATCTTTTGAGTAAACCCAATTGTTGCCGGATGCCCATGCCGTTGACGGAACGGCAAACTGTTTGATAACAACAGGTGACCTTGTATCAAGCGAAATTGACCGTTCCAGCGTGTTGGAAATCCCCAACGCTTCGGACAGACTAACGGAAAGTGTGCCAAGTTCCATGCTTTCATATCGGCTTGTCAGCACGTTCCATTCGGTCTGCACGATTTTGAACTGACCACTTGAATTGAAGTCAGGGAAAATCACATTAATAGTGTCACACAATCTGCATTGCATAAGGTTGCCAATAGCATTATATTCGCCCATGTCCTGAAGCCGAACAAACGACACTTCAATGCTTTGCGAAGGTACGGTGGGGTTTTGTGCATTCATCACGGACAGACCCATGTTTTCAACCTGTGCTTTTGTCGGCTGGGATTCAAACTTGTCGGACACATCAAGCGGAACGCATTGAACCCTTCCTGACGGTGGCAGACCGTCAACCGATTGCATATCACCGACAACGGTTGTAGTGCCGTCTGTCCAATACGGACGGCAAGACGAATAGCAACCGCTTGTGTCATAATCTTCATTGTAGTCCAGCATATTGACACCGTAGCGAATAGTGAAATCACGGTACTGACCCCTTGCTGCCCAAAGTTTTACCGTCCATTTATCCCACTCATATTCACCGCCGTAGGTGTCAAGAATAGAACCTTCAATACCGCCCAGCACTTCACGAACGGAATGCGGAACGCTTTCAAGACTTGCACAATAGCCTGTAGAAGTCTTGTCTGTCCAAAATGTGAACGGACACGATGGTGTAGCGTAGGTGGCAATGTGCGTGAACGCATCCGCAAGGCTATTCTTTGCATAGCCTGAACGGATAGACATATAACTCAACCGATACGAAATATGTGTGCAATGGAAAGTCACAATGCCGTCAATCGGCTTCGTGAATGACACAATGTCAAACGGCTGAACATCTCCACTGTCATCATGCGTCACACCGATGATCCTACCGACCTGAATCAAATCATAATTTGCACCGTTTGTAGGGTATTCAAAATCACATTCATAGACAGAATTTCTGCCTTCTACTACCGTGCAGGAAATAATGTCACGCAATCTGCCCAAGCCATTTGATACAAAGGCGGTTTCTGTTTTTTCGTAAAGAATCGGAATCATACTTTCCACCACCTCGGAGTTACTTTGACGGAAGTGAAGGTGTTGTCATATGTGATTGTGGTTTCACCATTTGGAAGTGCTGGAAGCTCCGACCCAAGTGCGACATAAGAATTTAGTGAATTATATACATCATTGACAATGGTGTACGCTTCACCTGTTTCGCAATCAATATATGTCGGCTGCCCAAATGTTGTTGCGGTTGAATGTATGATAATTTCACCGCAAGTGATTGTGACATTGTTGGGCAACGTTCTAAAAACCAAATCGTTAGGTGGTGCGCTCATATAGAATGAAATGCGTTTCCCTTCATATGACACACCGCATTCAACATGATATGTTTTCGTTGCGTTATTATTATCTGTTAATGTTAGGTCAAATTCTTCTTTGTGCGTCAATGAAGTCCCATAACTGAATGAGAATTCAGGATCAAACACCGAACCGATTGAATATGTTCCATCTCCGTTTGCGTATGCGTCTGGTGATAAAGCAGAATAGCCGCTTACATTAGAAATTGAAGCATTTGTAATCGCACCATTAACACCGCTTACAATAAAGTAAAATGACGGTTTGTTAAGTGAATTTCCAACATCAATCAAATCCCCAATATTAATATAAACATTTGGGAAATTGACCGTGTATTCCGTTGAGTATTGAACAAAGGCGTTTGACGCTCTTACATCACCGACTAAATCATCAATAATGTTGATTTCATAACCGCCTATGTTGGCATTCCCATAACCTGTCAACTCAATCAACGGTTGTGCGTCAAAATATGTCGGATTCGTCACCTTGCCACCACTTGCCACACTTATGGCGGTTTCACCGCTTGTCAGGAATCTCTGTGGCTTACAATCAAACACGATTTCAAAATTGCCGTTTGTCAGCATATCGTGTGACACTTCAAGACCGCTTTTGTATATCGCAAGTCGGTATTCGTTTGGGTTGTAGTCATCTTCCAAACGCACATAGCCGACTTTGGAACACAGGAAGTTGCGGAGATCCGACACCGCCTGTGCAAAGTCGGTCGCATTGTCCGTTGCGATACTCGCTGGATATGTCACTTCAATGTTCAGGAAGTTGCCTTTGTCCAAAGCAATCGCACCGTTGCGTCCGGCAATGTCTATCATCTCAACATTGCGTTCAGGTGCATTGAACACACCTTCGCCTGTGATATAGACACCGTATGTCCGTGAATTTGTGCCGTCAAAGGTGAATGATTTGAAATTGGGTTGTGTTGGATTTATGCCCATGCTTCTGTTCTCCTTTTCTGTGCCTGAATCAGTTTCCGTTCAACAGCGTTCGCAAGTTCCGTCACGCTCATGCCGTCAGAGCCGTAAACATTGACCGTGATGCCACCGCCACCGCCAACCGCCTGTGCGATGTCACGCATCAAACTGTTCCGTCCGTACAGGATTTCATCACCAGCTTCACCAGCAACAATTCCTGTCGCTCTTGTGAACATATATGGTTGGTTCATGGCTTTTGCGTAATGCTTCCAACCACCAACACCGAATGTCGGTGATTTCACAGACTTGTCACCAACTTTTGTTGACTTTGTGCCGATGTCAATTTTCGGCAATGAAAAGCTGACGATTTTCTTCAGGCTGATTGGAAAAAAGTCTTTGATTTTGTCAACGATTTCCGACACCTTGTTTTTTGCGTCACTAATCGGCTTGGTGATTTTCTCCTTGATGGATTTGAACGTATTGCCGACTTTCTCCTTCAGGCTGGTGAAGGTGGTTGTGATTTTGTCCTTGATCCCCGTCACCGTGTTTGAAATCTTGGTTTTGATGTTCGTCCAAACGCTTGTGATTTTCGTTCTGATAGCCGTGAACACCGTTGTGATGAATGTCTTGACCGCCATGAATTTGACCTTGAATGCGGTCACGATTGCAATGATGGTCTTCTGAAGGAATGACTTGATTGCACCCCATACCTTTGTAGCGTACTTCTTGATTGTATTCCAATTTTTATAGACGGCAAGACCAGCCGCAACAACCGCACCAAGTATGGCAATGACTACACCAACAGGCCCAGCAAGTGCGGCAAATGCGGTGCCAAGTACAGGTGCAATTGTTATGATTGCACCGATTGCAGAAATAAGCCCACCGATGACAACAAGCACAGGGCCAATAGCTGCCGCAATTATGCCCATCACAACAATTATCTTTTGTGCGGTTGGTGACAGTTCCCCAAACTTTTGAATCAATGATGCGAGTTTTTGAATGATTGGTGTGATAATAGGAAGAAGCACCGCACCAACAGTTGATGCAAGGTCTTGGATCGCAGCTTGGAAAACTTTAATGCTATTTGCCGTTCCGTCACTTGTTCGTGAAAAGTCACCTTGTGCGTCTTTAGTCTTTTCAAGTACATAGTTGTACCGAAGTTGAGTTTTTTCGGTTTGCGATAATTCGCTATAAACAAGTCCTTGGTCTTCTGCAAACTGTTTCAAGTTGGTGTCCGTCATAACAACACCAAACTTCTTCAACGCTTCGGATTCCCCTGTAAATATGCCTTCCAACGCTTTTGCCGATTCGTCCAAGCCGACATTAAAATATGAACCCAAATCGGCAGACAGCCCAGCAAGTGTTGTTGACATATCAGCAGATTCTTTTTCAGAAAGACCAATGCCCTTCCCTAAAGCACCAAACGCTGACGCTGCATCCGTTGCCGCAACCTGTGACATTCCGAATTGTTCACCAGCCGTCTTTGCCCATGCTTTGACCGCTTCAGCATTTGATCCGAATGCGACATCAAGTTTGTTCATGTTTTCGTCAAGGTCGGATGCATATTTAGCCGAAGCAGTAAATCCGGCAACAAGTGGTGTGGTCACATTCATGGTCATTGTTTGACCTACGCTGCTGATTTTGCTACCAACTTTTTTAAACTCTTCACCAACGGCAATGCATTGTTGTTTGCCAACAGAACCGAATTGCTTTAGTTCTTTCTCGGCTTGTTTCAGTTGGTCTTCGGTCTTGATGATTTCTCGCTCAAGTTCACGATAGGCGGCTGAATTTTCATCAACACCTTTTGCTTTCATTTCTGCCTGAAGATTCTTCAAGCCTTTTAGTTTTTCGTCCGTCTGTGTAACCGCCTGTTTCAACACATCAAACTTTTGCTTCAATAATGTGGTGTTGCCCGGATTAAACTTTAATGCCCTGTCAATTTGCTTTAATTCGGTTTGCGTTCTGCTTACGGCGGTTTGTGTGTCTTTTAATGCGTCATTAAGTTTGCTGACATCCGCACCAAATTCAATTGTGATTCCTTTGATGAATCCAGCCATGTTTTAACCTCAAAATCTATCAAAGTCTTTTTGCGTAGCCTTGTATGGATATTTGTGCTGGTCATTGCCCTGTTCCGTCAGCATATCCATGACAAGACCGAATTCTATTTCTTCAAGTTCAAACACGGAAAGACCCAACTCTTTACACCGCAAAAGGTACAAGCCTGTGGTCATCTTCCGTGTGGTTTCTCTTTGTCTTTTTTTAGGGATTGGCTGAAGTCACCGTGTTGCCCATGTAGGCATTCAGGATCTCTTCAGCCGAATTTGCGAATGCCATCGGCTCAAAGCCTTCCAGCCACGCAATGAAGTCTTCTTCATTCAGTTTGTTAATGTCGGCTTTTTCTGCCTGTTTCGCCATGACATATGTCAGTTGTGCGATGGTTTCAAAGCCTTCCTGTTCTGCTTTCTGCTCGTTGCCGAACACAGAAAAAATGTCTTTGTGAAAGACCTGTTTGAAGCGGAACGGTGTCGCTGCATTTGCGGAAAGTTCCACTTCTTTGCCGTCAATTTCAATCTTTGTGAACATGATATTGCCCCCTTGATAAAATGTTCAATACATTACAAAAAACCGCCCACAAGCCGTTTTTATGGCTCATGGACGGCTTTGCTTTTGTTAGTCCTGAACGGTGCTGAACCAATTCGTGTATGCCGTTGATGCCGTGTTGGCACACTGTGCCTTCACGATACTGTCAAACGCTCTCGGTGAAGCGGTGATTTCGCCTGTGACCGTCTGCACTTCAATGCCGTCTTCAGTTGTGGAAGATTCAATATCAGGTCTTGCCATCTTGCAATTGTACATGACATACCTTGTCGCATTTTCGTCACCTTCAAACTGAAACAGGAGTGCGAAAGCCTTCGGCTGAATCGTTGCGTCTTCGTAGTAGACACCTGTCTTCGCTCCTGTGCCGACCGTTTCGCCCATGATGTCCTTGCGGAATGAATCAGGGATCATTGCAGATTCAAAGTCACCGCTATAGCCGTTGTTTGCGATTGCGGTGAAGTATTTCACATTATCTGCAAAGAAGTCATTCGTATCTCCTTCAGCCGACATGGACAGGTTCACCGCCCCAGGCCAAGGCACAGGTGTGCCGTATGTCACCGTGTTCGTGCCAACGGTAACCGAAGCGTAATGCACGTTCTTCAGACCGTACTGTACTTTATTCGCCATTTATGATGACCTCACTTTCGTATGTAGTTTGATAAATCAATTCATCGTTAAGAAAATCTGTCTGTTTGTACCATGTAATACCATGAGCCTTCAGCACCGCTTCAACCGTTGCTTCTGCGGATGAATCTTTTGCTTTTGTGAACAGTTCAATGTGCAATGCTCTTTTGTCCACATAGTTGGACGAATCGGCAAAGACATCATTGTTATTCGGAAAGTAGTACACAACAAACGGTGTCGCTGGTGTCTGCGAAAAATGGCTATACCGCCACGGATAACCCATTGATGCGACCATGTTCGCCACTTCAGTTAATGTCATAATTTCGCCACCACCTCGTTATAATATTTGTTCGTGTACTCTTCTTCTATCTGTGCTATGTTGCCTGTGTAGTCCACTTTCTTCGGATACTTGCCACCCTTTTTTCTGCCTGTAACGTGTGGCTTCTCCAAAAGGTGTGTAAGTTGATAGTCTGTCCTGTTGTAGACGGTGTCCGACAACTTGTAGACACCGCCCTTCTGCACTTTGTGCGACCATCCTTTTGCGTATGATCCACCAGCCGGAGCGGTCTGCTTTAACGCTCTTGCCGTCTGTCTGCCGATTGATTTTGTTTCGGCTTCCATGACTTCAAGAACCTTGTCACCGTATTCCGAAAGGGATTTCATAACCGCCTTTTGGAATTCTTCAGGCTTTATGACCCTGTCTGCCATGTTCCCACCTTCCTTTCGGCATACAGTTCAAGGTCATCCCCTGTCCTGTAAGTCCTGTAGATGGAATAGCGACCGTCATTGAATGCAAGAAGTCTTTCGCCCTGATAGTCATCAAAGAAGACCGTGAAACGAAGTTCAGGATTGAATTCCGTGTTCGCTGCCTGATAGAATTCGGTCTGCGAAATAGAATCAACCCTTGCGAATACAACACGTTCTGTTTCGGTCATTTCCTCAATGCCGTAGGTGTTGGTGGTAACGGTCTGCTTTATCAATGTAATAACATCCGTCATGCACCACCACCCCAATCTGTGTATCCTGTGGCATTCATCAGTTGTGCCTTCTGTTCATCGTATGACGCTTTCAGTTTGTCATAGTCTGCTGGTGAGCCGAAAGACATCCGCACATAGGTCAGGATAGCCTTGTTCAAAAGTGCATCCGTTGTCTGCGGTACTTCAACACCAGCGATGCCCAAATCCAGCATAGCAGAATTGATGTATTCCTGTATTTCGGTGTCATACGATGATGTTGTGACACGCATTGCCATCTTGCAAGTATCAATTAGAGCCATTGCTTTGTTCCTCATTTATAGCCTGATAGAAGGCTTTCGTGACAGGTGTGTATGCCATATGCCCAAGGTGGATGTTGGGATCGCAGAAGATTCTGTAACCGCCTTCCCTTGCCCTGATGCAGAATGAGCAATCTTCACCTGAATTTGCTATCGGTGTGAACCACTTGCCACCGCCTTCCTTGGCGGCCAAATCCAAAAGCATATCCGTCTTCATAAGTACGCAACCGAATCCGCACCCAGCCACTTCAAAGAGATGGTCAGGAAGTTCCTTCACATCTTCAAAGTCAAGGTTGCCTTCCTCGTTCACTTCCAGCTTTGAGAAAAGCACAGGTGTGAACGGATGCCCTCGCCTGAAGTACAGACCTGACAACACATCAATCTGCGGATGTGCGTCAAGAACCGTCATCATGCGTTCAAGGATGTCCGGCTGGAATGTCATATCTGAATCAAACCAAAGAATATAGTCTGCATCCATTTCAATAGCCATTCCAGCCAACCTGTTCCTTGAATCGTATACTAAAGAGCCAATAAGGAATGAAACGGTACACTTGCCGACCTTTTTAAGAGTGGTCAAACTCTGTGCGAATCTCGCACTTACCATGTCCATACACGGCACGGCAATCAAGATTTTCTTTTCGTCCATGATTCTGCCCCCACGCTCAATCAGTTAGACTATTTTACGATTTTAACGAATGCATTCGGTGCTACAACACCGATGCCTACGAATTCTCTGCCGATGATTCTGACAAGGTCATACTCTGCCTGTGACAGGTCATCATACTTGAAGTCAATGCCTTCACCATTCGGCAGATTCATCAAAGCACCGTGGTCAAGGTCACCAACGATTGCATAGGTGACACCTGTGGTTGCAACGGTGACGGAAGGAATTGTGTTGTTGAACAGAACATCAAGTCCTTCAAACGGGTCAGCGTCAAATCCGTTCGCATACTGTGCAGACTTGAACGCACCCCATGTTGCCTTATTCATCATTACTACAGGGTTAGCGGCTTCATCGGACAGAAGCGCCATAGCCTGTGCAATCGTACCTACACCTACCGTGGATGCCGTCAGCTTCGGAACACCGACCTGTGTGTTTGTGGATACTGTGCCACAAGCCTGAATCTGTGCAATCAGTTCGTCAGCCGCCTTCTTCGCAATCTTGTATGTCAGTTCATCGTAAACGTAGCGAAGGAAGTTCTCGCTTCCCATTCCGATATCAATAGATTCATCTGTCAGCGAAATCCATTTCTTGATTGACTTCGGAATGATGGATACTGTACCAAGTACAAGGGATTCCTCTGTGACCGCACCGCCACCTTCTGTGTGTACGGTTGCGTCACCAGCCGACAGTTCAAAGCCGACCTTCAGGTTGCCCTTGATGTAGGCTTTTCTTACTCTTGCGGTGATTCCTTCACGCTCCCATGCGGTTTTGACGATGTCATAGACAAGTTCAGGAACAGGAACGGTGCCGCCTGTTGCGTTCTCGGTGAGAAGGCTTCTGCATTCGGTATCGTCACCTGACTTGATGTAGTTTGCATACGCATCAATGTATGCCTGTGTGTTTCTGATTTCAATATCAGCCATTTTTTCGTCCTCTCTCTTCTCAATGATTTCTGTGTCATTGTTTGCAATAACTTCTGTCATGGCTCTCTTCTCTTCTTCAAGAGCCTTTTCGGCTTTTTCAATTTCAGCCATGATGCCCTGACGCTCTTCCATCAGCTTCGCTGAACGTGTTTCAAGTTCTTCGGTTGATGCTCGTTTTTCGTCTTCCGCTGGTTCTTCTTCAGGTGCGTCAAGTTCTGCCATGATGGCATTCAGTTCTTCATCAATTGCTGAAAGCCGTTCACGCAATTCTTCAATCGTCATTTTGATAACTCCTCTTGAATCTTCTTCTTCAGTTCTTCACGCTTCGCAAGGTCGCTCCGCCTTTCTTCCTCTGCCTGAAGTCGCTCCGCTTCGGCAATCTTTTCCGCTTCAATCACTCCGTTGAAGAAGTCACGAACATGAAGTTCCGTTGTATCATTTGCTGGGAATGCCACCGAAGAAATGTCATAGATTTTCGCCACCTTATCCACAACCCTTGTCCTTGTTTCTTCGTCATAGTGGTCTTCTGCCACCGTGAAGGCGAAAGACATCTGCGGATAAAGTCCGGCACGAATCTCTTCAAAGTGTTCCCTTCCAGCCTTTGTCTTTGACAGGTCTGTGACCTGATGCAAACCGTGTTCGTCAATGTCCAGAGTGATTGTTCCAGCCGATGAACGTGCGAACACCTTGCCTTCGTGGTCGATCCTGTACACAACATCTGTCATGTCGGTTTCGTCAAAAGCGTGTTCGTCAATCCGCTCGTTGTAATCAATGCCGTCAATCTCAATCAACTTGTACGGTTCAAATGTGGATGCATAGCCTTCCACTAAAAAAGACGGCTCGTCACCGTCTTGCCTGACTTCAAAAGTCATGTTTCTGTATTCTCTGTTACTCATTTGGTGTCACCTCTAAATCATCAACATTCTTATATTCACCACGAATCGTGCGGATGTCACCGCCTTCCACAGGTGCAAGGTTGAACACTTCCCTTGCTTCGTTTATGCTGAAGATTCCCCTGTCGGTCAGTTGTGCAGCCACCGCCAACTTGTCTGCGTTTGACATATACTGAAGCCGATTGGAAGTGAAGAACACTTCATTCCCTGTGGCTCTTTCACGCTCCGTGAACATTGCCTTTGTCATTCCTTCGGAAAGAGCGATAGCAAACACCTCAACACACCCTTCGTAGAATGCCGACCACGCATCACCATAGGCACGGTTCTGCATGATGTCCTGATTCACTCCGAAATAGTTACTGATATTGGTTTCTATCAGTTTCATTTCGTCAGCGTCTACTGTGTATGGTTTATGGTCATACTGATGTATGTCCGTGTAGGTGTTTGGGAACAAAAGCATTCCGTCACTTTCACCATTGAACGCAAGTGAGCCGAAACGAGCGGCTTCACGTTTCAGGTCTTCATCCATTGCAAAGTTGGACATCTTCGCCCAAAAGCGGAAGGTAGCACCGTTCTTGATGGCTTCTTCAATGCCTTGCCGATTCAGGTCAATCATCTTGATTGTCGGTTCAAGTGCGTAGTTGGATTCACCGAAGAAGTCCTTCTTGTACTGATGCTGGGTAAGCACAACACATTCGTCCATCCGCACCGCACCGATGTTTCCGTCACGGAATTTGTACCGAAGCCACGGTTCTTCTTTGTACTCCACAACTTCGCACCGCTCCGGCAACACAGGATAATAGCCTGTGGTCACAAGGTACTTGTCTTTGACAGGCACGATGAAACAGGTGTTGTGGATGTCAAGTATCACCGAAATTCTCGCAAGGAATTGACTATATGTCATCCATTGGTTTGGTCCTTGTTTCAGCTTTGCCTGTAAAGAAGGCTTGGCGGCCCCTGTAGATGAAAACTTCAGTTTGCTGATGTGCCGTGCCTTTGCATAGATGGCAGACCGAATCAGTTCACTTTCGTAAAGTGATCCTTGCCATGTATGGAACACAGGCTTGTATGGTGTCAGCGTCTTGAAGATTTCAGCCGACACCGCTTTCTGTTGTTCTTTGTTTGGTCTGAAGATGTCACTAAATAATCCCATCTGTTCACCTTTCGTTTTTCAGTTGCACACCGATTTCGTGATACCACTTGTCACGCACCACCAATGCATCAACGAGCGAAGCGACCGCATCAATGTGGGCATTTGGTGAAACTTTCACCAGCCTTCCCCTTCCTCGCTCAACGCTCATCTTGATGGCTGAATTCAACAGGTGTGCTTTCATCAGGTCATTGTCACCGAATTGAATCTTGCCGTCTTCCATTAACCCTTCCATGACTTGAAGCGTTCCCCAAAGGTTGTCACCTTGATATACATCATCCATGCGGAAACCATAGCTTTCCATCAAACCTTGCTTACCGCACAAAAATTGGGAAGAGTAACGGTCATAACCGCACACCAGCGGAAGGATTTCCAGCCGTTCAACAAGGTCAACAAACCAATTGTAGCAATCTTTATAGTCAATGAAATTTTCGCCACTCGGTTCTAACCAGCCACGTTCAATGTATATCCTATATGGAACACCGTCACGCTCTGTGGCTTCGTCAATTTTCTCGCTGGGCAGCCAACACTTAACGAACGGATACAGGATGCCGTTGCGTTCTATCACCACACACGCACTTGTGAGATCCCGTGCCATTGAAAGGTCAATTCCAGCGACACAGTACGAATGTGCAAAGTCTTCAATCCGAAGTTCATCACCGATGCACTTGCTCACGGTCTGCGTGGAAAGCCATGCCGTTGAAGTGTTCTGCTTACGGCAACACATTTTCGTGATGAATTCCGTTTTCCGTGGAAGTGATTGTTCCGCAATCGCAATTTCTTCAAGCAAATAGTCCACGGAAATACTTGTAGAAAGATTCGGATTCGCCTTTCTCAATTCATTGATGTCATTCCACTTGTCAATGTCATCAATCATGTACAGGAAAGGCAGAAGCCTTTGTTCTTTGCTCTCGCCCAACAGGAAGCGTGTTGACCGCTTCACAAGTTCGTCAAAGATTGAATCGTTTTGGTAACCTGAAGTAGTGCATGACAACATGATTCCTTCAGGTCTTGCACCCATGCCTGACTTCATCACTTCGTATTGCTTCAAACCAGCGTCACCTTGCCATGATGCGATTTCGTCACAGATGCAAAGGCTGGGGTTGAAGCCGTCAGACTTCTTCGCTGAAAAGGCAATCTTCTTGACCGTACTGTTTGACGATTCAATGTACAGGTCGGTCATCCTGTGCCGTGCCGTGTTCTCTTTCGGACATTCCTTGTTTTGGAGCAAGTCCGGCTCAAGCTGAATCATTGTCCATATGTCATTGTAGATAATATCCGCTTGGTCAAGTTTTGGTGCGACACAGTACACCCTTGCACCGAAGCCGCCGTCTTCAAAGAACACATAGTTTGCAATGGCTGACCCAAGCAAGGATTTGCCGTTCTTTCTGCCGACCACAAGCAGACATTCACGAAACATTCTTCGTCCGTCTTTCGGATCACACACACCGAACAAACAAGAAACCAATGCCTTCTGCCACAGTTCCAGCTTCAGGTGGTCAGGTGCTTTCTCGCCTTCCGTATGATGACAATGGTTTTCAATCCAATTCACCGCATGGTCGGCTTTTTTAGCGTCAAAGATGTATGTGCCGTCTTCAATTCCGTGTACGATGCGTTCATATAGCAAACGCACCCACTTGCCGACCGCCACCGTGCCGTCTTTTATCTGTTGGTAGTATTCAAGGACATAATTATTCATACCGCTTTCGTGTAGCTATCACTATCTCCGCTGAAGTTTGCCTTTGTCTGACTTTGTCGGTCTAATGTGGACTAAATCTGTCCATATATTTTTTTTGCC